GGGGAAAGATTGCTTATCCGTTCTTGGAGATTAAAGATCCAGTTGAATGGGAAGATGGAGATTTCAGTCAACTAGGTAAAGTGATTAACCACGAAGGTCGCAATAGAATGACACACTGGATTAAAATGAAAGGTGACGATCCTATTCAAGTTAATGTATTCTTGCGTGGTGCAAATCGTAGAAGATTTGTCACAGATGGTATGATTCAAGCAATGAGTCAAGGATTAATTAGTCAGACTGGTCAATTAGTTAAAAACCCATTTGATGCAAGCACTGCATTAGAAGAAGCAATGGATCAGGGAACAAGATGGACCGGTAATGAACCATATAGACAACTAGTTGAATTAGATGATGACGATTTAGAAGAAGGTTGGAAACAATGGGCGGCTGCAGGTGCATTAGGTTTAGGTGCACTAGGAGCACAACATGCAATTAATAATCAACCTGAAAAATCACAACAACAACAACCTGCTGCTACTCAACAAGTACAACAAACACCAACATCATTACTAGACGGCACAGAAAAATATCTGGCTGGTATAGCAGAAAAAGCCGGTATAACTGGAACAGAACTAGCGCAATTTTTAGCACAATTAAAACATGAGAGTTTTGATTTTACTCACATGGATGAAAGGGGTGGCAATAATTATTATAAGAAAAAATATGACCCACAATTTGCACCAAAGACTGCTAAGATATTAGGTAACAAACATGCAGGTGATGGTGTGCGTTATCATGGTAGGGGATATATTCAATTAACTGGACGTGACAATTATCGTATGGCAAGTGAGGCATTGGGTCTTGACTTATTAAATAACCCACAACTAGCTTCTGACCCTGCAACTGCTGCAAAGATTGCAGTATGGTTTTGGCAAAACAAAACAAAAAATATCACAAACTTTGCAGATACTAGAACCGTAACATATAAAATTAATCCTGCACTAAAAGGTTTGCAGGATAGACAAGATAATTTTGCAGAATATGCAAAACTTTTCAAAGTAAGTTAAACATGAAATCATTATTAGTATTATTATTACTTGCGGTATCATTTACCGCATCCGCTTGGACACAACGAGCACCAAATCCAGTGCAGCAATGTCAAGTACATGCACCATACGGATTCCCACAAACAACAGGTGTACAACCTATTTGCCGTCAAGCATATCTAGTTGGATATGATGCCCTTGCAAAATTACCTAAGTTTGTAACATATGAATTAATGCCACAAAATGCATTAGGTTGTGTAGCAAGAACAAATGCTTTTGCTATTGACCAAAGTGTACCAAATGGTCCTAAGCCAGATGATTATGCTGCTACAGGATATGATAAGGGTCACATGAGTCCAGATGGTGACTTGTCATGGGACACACAAGTAGAATTTGAAAGTTTCTTAATGACTAACATGAGTCCACAAGCCGGTTCATTGAATCGTGGTATATGGAAGTTGCTAGAAACAAGTGTACGTGGTTGGGCTGTTCAACTCAATCAAAGTTTTACAATTTATGTAGGTGGAGTTTATAATCAACAAGATAAGAAAATTGGCGACGGTGTTGTTGTCCCTCATGGTTTTTATAAAATTGTTATCAATAATCAAACACACGAAGTAGCAGGTTGGGCATTCCCTCATGTTGCACCTTATCCTAACTTAGGCAATGACTTAACTAAATTTAGATTACCAATAGCACAGATTCAGCAGACAGCAGGGGTACACTATGCATTTCCATCAAAACTTAAAGAATTAGCTCCTGGGCAAGAATGGCCTGTTGATTTTGGCAAACTCACACAAGCCAAAAGAGCCAAGTGCGGTAAGAGTGATGATTAATATTGGTAATAGTATTTCATACTAAATATCAGTATGAACATTACAAAATTAGGTAAACTCGTAGGTGATTGGAGTAATATCAATGATAAATTGCTCCAACAAATAAGCAATCTATTCAAACTTAGAGATTGCAATATTAATTTAGATATACAAAAGACAAATAAAGTAAGCCCTTTCATTAAAGACAATCTAGAACATTATCATTTGGATAATCCCTTTACTATTAAAAGAATCTGCATTCATTTAACAGATTGGGAGCCGGGGCATTTCTATTGCTTTGATAATGATATACATACTGAATGGAAAGCAGGAGATGTATATAGTGTTGATTGGCACAAAACTTCTTATGCTAGTGCAAATGCAGGTGCTTCCGATAGAATTATACTACAACTAACTGGAATAGTATCAGAAGAATCCAATGAATTCTTAGCAAGATTAAAAAGATTTGACAAATACACACTAGAACTTAAAGAAAGTTCTTGGTAAAGAACACCCTTAGGGCCGTGTGGCCGGCTGCTGGCCAACGAATAGGAATCGCTACCCATTTAGTTCGTTAAAGTGAGCACTTTTGATAAATATATAATGCTCACAGAACACATCATTATTGAATCCGCTGCATTAGAATTAGCTAAACGTTTGCCTTCACTACAAAAGCACGATTATACTACCATTGACAAATTAATGCGTCAAGTAGCAAATAGACATAGTATTACTGGCAAAGCATTGCATGACTTGTTTGTTCACAAATTCAAACGATCACCGGATGAATGGGTTAAGAATAAACTAGATGAAGCAAACGATGAACCAAACTTCTTGGAAGATAATCCAATAATGCAGAAATTCATTCAGTGGGCTAGTCAACAACTTAATTTGCAATCAACACCTAAATTTGAATTCAGTTACGATACTGAAGAAGCACAAGAAGGTCATCATACTGGTCGTCATTCAGAAAATGATAACAGTGTTTGGGTATACGTTGCTAATCGTAATATGGTTGATATTATGCGTACTGTTTACCACGAACTTACCCATGTACGTCAGGGTGAATTGAACATGATTAAACCAGGTGACAGTTATCCAGGTAGCCCAATTGAAATGCTAGCAGATATGACCTCAGGAAAAGCCATGAAGATATTCGGCAAAGATCACCCAGAAATCTTTCAATAAAACGTATTCTATGCTATAATGCATAGATGCTAAAACTTCTCTTTCCATTACCAAACAAAATTGTGGTTGCACTTAGCGGCGGAGTTGATTCGGTTGCTATTACAGATTTCCTTTCTCAGAAACACAGTGTTACTTGTGCATTTTTCCATCATGGAACCGAGAATAGTGAACGTGCATTTGAATTCGTTGATAAATTCTCTGCTGATCGTAGTCTCCCTCTTATGGTTGGAATGATCAAAAACAATAAACCCAAAGAACTTAGCATGGAAGAACATTGGCGTAATGAACGCTATGACTTCTTGGACAGCATCGGTGATTCATTAGGCCCAATTATTACTGGACATCATCTGGATGATTGCGTAGAAACATATCTTTGGTCATCAATGCATGGACAGTCTAAGGTAATCCCAGCAAAAAGAAACAATGTTGTACGCCCATTTCTAACTACACGTAAAAGTGAATTTGTTAACTGGTGCGAACGAAAAGCTATTGATTGGTGTCACGATCATAGCAATGATGACACAAAATACATGCGGAACTATGTCAGAACACAATTAATGCCACACGCATTACATATTAACCCAGGACTATATACTGTGGTTAAAAAGATTGTAGAAAATCAGCAAAATGTTTGACTTTTCTACACAGGTCATGTATACTATATTTTTATAAGGAGTTTTTATGTCAGCAAAAATGTTTACAGGTGAACAAAAAGTTAAACTGGTTCAATTGATTAACGAGGGCATGGTAGTCCTACATGAGATTGATACTCTACGTGAAGGTCTAAGTGATACTGTTAAAGCCATTGCAGAAGAACTAGAAGTTAAGCCAGGTATTCTTAAGAAAGCAATTACCGTCGCACACAAAGCAAGTCTTGGTCAAACAAATGCTGATCATGAAGAATTAAATACAATTTTATCTACCGTCGGCAAGACGTTGTGATTTACAGTTATCAAAATGATATCTAAACATTGTAGGTCCACCGCCTACAAGCCCGCAATGTATGCATGTATATTTGAGTTTGGGTATACCTTTAGCCTTGTGTAATTTTTCTTCTGACCAGACGATTCCTTTTCTAGAAGAGGATTTTCTGGTAGAAGGATAGTTAGTTTTATAGCCTGATTTATTTTTATTCCAAGAAGTATTACCCTTATTCTTTCCTTTCATGGATTCGCTCATTTTAGCTAATCTTTCAGGACTGAATTTAGCACCTCGTAAATATTTATTAATATATTCTTCTGATTTAGGTACTCTTAATTTGGCTAATGTTTTTTCTGTATGTTTATATCCAGTGGATTTAAGTCTTCTCTTTTTGTTAGATTCAGCCGAATGTATAATACCTGATGTACCTTCTCCCCCGTCAGTTTTATTTAATAAAATACCAGTATTTAAATCTTTGCGACCATACCAGTTAATGTACCTTCTTTCTATTGCCAATGCACCTATCTCTGATAAATTTTTCTCAAGGAAAATAATTTTAGATTTATCTTTTGGAACAGATACCCTATCATGACGTTTGAAGGCTCTTTTATCTTTACCTTTTCCTATATAGTAAGGCAAATTGTTAGATTTACGCAGATAAGCGTATACGTAATAAATAAACATGCTGATTGCTCCTTGTTAGCATTAGAGAGGGTGGGTATTACCAGTACCGCGACTCTCACTTTTATTTATCATTTATTATCCTTTTTAGTTTACTTTTCATACATAATATTATATAATACATTTTAGGAGAATAAATTTGAGTTATGTGGATGCGGTTCATTCTAGGGATGACGATAGAATTTTTGTAGTTGAACGTGACCAGAACGGAAAGCGTCAATACAAAGAATATCCCACAAACTATGTACTCTACTATCCTGATCATAAGGGTAAGCATCGTAGTATATTTGGTAATCCTGTAAGTCGTTTCAGTACACGCAAACGTCAAGAGTTTGAAAAAGAAAAACGCATTCATTCAGGTAAGAAATTATTTGAAAGTGATGTACCGGTAACATTTCGTTGCCTTAGTGAAAACTATCTTAAGGCAGACGTTCCTAAACTTCATGCTTGCTTCTTTGACATTGAGGTTGATTGGAAACCCGCTGAGGTTGACGAAGATGTTAAGGTAAGGATTCGCAAAAAAGAGTAAAATATAGAATTTCTTCCCATAACGGTTTACTTTTAGACGGAAGAATAGTAAAATTAATAAACAAATATATAGGTGGTAATAGGTGGAAGAAAAAATAATAACAGTTGGAGAGTTACGAACATTACAGAATAAACAGAATTTTGAAGTATGGGATGAACGCTTGGACAAATGGGTTGATATTGAACATTCTACATATATGGTCAAGGGAAAACATGCAGGGTTTAGTCCTACTAGTGACCCATTCAATCCTGTAACTGCTATTTCCTTATATTTAGATTGGCAAGATACATTGGTTACATTGGTCATTGCCCCCAAGCATATGTCACCTGAAACAGCACAAGAAATTTGCAATGAGTTTGAAAACTGTATGCTTTTCACCAATGAGAAGGATATGTTTGATGTTTTCTTTCAACTCATTGAAGATAGTGATGTAATGACTGGCTGGAACAGTGAAGGGTATGACATACCTTACATGGTTAATCGTGTCACAAGAGTAATGAGTAAGGATGACACCCGAAAGTTTTGTTTGATGGGTCAACTTCCTAAACCCCGCACATATGAACGGTTCGGCAAAGAAGAACAAACATATGACTTGGTTGGTCGTATTCACTTGGACTACTTACAACTCTACAAGAAATATAACTATGAATCACGACATTCATACAAGTTAGATGCCATCGGTGAGATGGAAGTAGGGGAAAACAAAACTCAATATGAAGGTACGCTTGACCAGTTGTATAACAAAGACTTTAAAAAGTTTATTGAATATAACAGACAAGATACTATGTTGTTGGTGAAGATTCACAACAAACTCAAATTCTTAGAACTAGCTAATCAGCTGGCACACGAGAATACAGTATTACTGCCAACAGTAATGGGTTCTGTAGCTATGATTGAAATGGCTATTTTCAATGAAGCGCATGAACGCGGTTTAGTAGTCCCGGATAAAAAAAGAAGGAATGAAAATGCAGAAGAAACAACTCCAGCGGCAGGTGCCTTCGTTGCTACGCCGAAAAGAGGTATGCACGAATATGTCGGAGCAGTTGACATCAACTCGCTCTATCCCTCGGTTATTCGTGCCCTCAACATGGCAGGCGAAACCATCATTGGTCAAGTCCGTCAGACACTAACTGACAAATACATGGACGACAAAGGCAAGCAACTAGCTAGTCTTAAGAAACGTTTCAAAGAAGGTGACGATGATGTTACTGGTGCTATTCTTTGGGAAAACTTGTTTGGTGTATTAGAATACACAGCAATTATGAACCAAGATCGCGGAGTAATGCTTACTATAGATTACGAAGATGGTCGTAGTGAGGAATATAGTGCTGCTGAAATATGGAAACTTATCTTTGATAGCAATCGTCCATGGATGTTATCTGCTAATGGTACAATCTTTACTTATGAAAAAGAAGGCGTAGTTCCTGGATTACTTACTCGCTGGTATAGTGATCGTAAAGTAATGCAGAAGAAACTTAAAGAAGCTACCACAAACGAAGATAGAGACTATTGGGATAAGCGTCAACTTGTTCGTAAGATTTTATTGAACTCAGCGTATGGTGCATTGTTGAATGAACATTGTAGGTTCTATGACAAACGTATTGGTCAAAGTGTTACACTAAGTGGTCGTCAGATTGTTAAACATATGATGAGTACTATCAATGAAACAATCACGGGTGCTTATGAACACGATGGTCTAGCTATCGTCTATGGTGATACTGACAGTTGTTACTTTACTGCATATCCTATTCTCAATTTGCAAATAGCAGATGAAGGATTAGAGTGGAATAAAGAAAACTGCATCACATTGTATGATGGTATTGCTGATCAAGCAAACGAATCATTCCCTGCATTTATGGAACGAGCATTTCATGCTCCTAGAAAGAATGGGGAAATCATTAAAGCCGGTCGTGAATTGATCGGTGATCGTGCTATCTTTATCACAAAGAAACGTTATGCTATCAATATCTTTGATAAAGAGGGTAAGCGTAAAGACACAAACGGCAAGAATGGTGATATCAAAGCAATGGGTCTTGACTTGAAACGTGCTGATACTCCAAAGTATATTCAAGAATTTCTAATGGATGTACTTACTAAGGTCCTTGCCGGTGAGCAACGTGACAAAGTTATTGAAATGGTTAAAGAATTCAAAAACAAATTATCTGACCAAGATAGTTGGACGAAAGGTAGTCCAAAGAGTGTTAACAACTTGACTAAGCATACCATTGAGTTTGAAAAAACCGGTAAGTGTGGTGTTGGTCATGCTAGAGCAGCAATTAACTGGAATTATCTACGCAAAGTATATAGCGACAACTACAGTCAAAAGATTGTAGACGGTATGAAAATTGTTGTATGCAAACTCAAAGACAATGCATTAGGTTTCACTAGTATTGCATATCCAGTTGACGAATTGAGATTACCAACTTGGTTCAAAGAATTGCCATTTGATGATTTACTAATGGAATCTACATTAGTAGATGAAAAGATTGATAACTTACTTGGTGTATTAGATTGGGATATCAGAAGCAATACAGATGTTAACTCAACATTTGATGACTTATTCACTTTTTCGTAATTCGGTTAAACTGGTGTTGACTATCACATTATATTCCACTATAATACGTGATAGGAACTCCTAAATATTTTAAACAAAGGAAACAAAATGAAAGATTATTTAAAAGACTTGATCGACCATACTCTTGGTCTTGGCACTATTGAACTTATTAAAGTTACTGGTACAGATACTGAAACAGCAATTAATGCTGTAGCAGAAAATAAAAGCGTTATCATCAGTGGTATATTCAAAGATCCAATTGCCGACTTCATCGGTGTATTTGGTATGCCTAACTTGAACAAACTAAAAACAATCATTGGATTTGATGATTATGATGAAAAATCTAAGATCAATGTTATTAGAACTCAACGTGATGGTGTTGATGTACCTTCTACTATTCACTTTGAAACTAAGACTGGTGACTTTGTGAACGATTATCGTCTTATGCTTAAAAGCGTAGTTGATGAAAAAGTTAAGAGTGTATCATTCAAGGGTGCTAAATGGAATGTTGAATTTGAACCCACAGTGGCTGGTATTCAACGTCTAAAGAAACAATCACAGGCTAATAGCGAAGAAGAACATTTTATATTCAAAACTGATGGCAGTGATTTGAAAGTATACTTTGGTGATGCATCAACTCACAGTGGTAACTTTGTATTCAATACTCCAGTAACAGGAACACTAGCTGGTACACATCGTTGGCCCGTTAAAGAATTCTTAGCTATCATGGATTTAGTTGGTGACAAGAAAGTTAAGATTAGTGAACAAGGTGCGACTGAGATTACTGTTGATAGTGGTATCGCAACTTATGTTTACTTGCTTCCAGCTAATAAGAAATGATCAAGGGTCTATCTACCGGCAGCAAGTACACAGTTGTTTCTAGTGGGAATACTAGTGTTCCCTATGTCAATCAGAACTTGAACAATCCTTTACAAGGGATGCTACGTATCAGTGGTAGTGACCTGCAAGTGTTTGATGGGCACACTTGGGTAGTTATGAACACTAGCTATGCAACAGTAGGACTAACTCCTGAGGCAGAAGCAATACTTGATTGGGCTAGAAAGAAGCGTGATGAAGAAATAGAAATTGATTTATTAGCTGCGGCCAATCCCACTATCAAAGATTTACTTGAACAAATAAAAGAAAAAGAAGATCAAATACAAATGGTCATGAACTTGATCAAGAAAGAAGTAACAGTTTGAAACAAGATAATCTATCAGCAAAACATAACCCAGACTGGGCACTGTTCTTACCCGCAGTCAGTAGTTTTTATATTGCTGGTTTGGGTAAGCAACGCAAGGGTCAGAATTATTTTGACCAAGCACGTATCCCTGCCAGTTTTAATGGTGATGTTGAAAAACTAAACTTTCTTAATAGTCGTGAAGGTCTTTACTATTACAAGTGGGGACTATACAGTGCTGGTCACGCTAATTTAGATACTACAGTTGATGATCCAAGTGAATCAATCATTCGTGAACGTGAAGAAGGTACCTTCATGTTGGGTGACAGTGGTGGATTTCAGATATTAAAAGGTCAATGGCCAGCTGATTGGAAGGATCCTAACTGCCCACGTGCCATGAAGAAACGTAAAGCAGTATTGACATGGATGGACAAATACATGGATTATGGTATGTGTTTAGATATCCCAAGTCAATCACTAACTACGTTTGATATGAAAGATAAGAATGGTAATAGCTTGCATGGTATCAGTACTATTGAAGAAGCAATATCTGCCACACATATTAATAACGAATACTTTATAAATAATCGCTCAGGGAAATGCAAGTTTTTAAATGTGTTGCAGGGTCGTAATCATACTCAATCAGATGATTGGTATGAAGAAATGAAAAAGTATTGTGATCCAAATGTCTATCCTGATAATCATTTCAATGGTTGGGCGTTCGGTGGACAAAACAAAATTGATATTCATTTGATGTTGCGTAGATTAGTTGGTATTATCCATGATGGATTATTATGTGAAGGCAAGCATGATTTGATTCATTGTTTGGGAACAAGTATCTTGGAATATGCTGTATTGTTTACTGATATACAGAAAGCAATACGTAAGTATCACAATCCAAAACTACAAATTACGTTTGATTGTGCTAGTCCATTCTTTAGTGCTGCTAAAGGTCTTGCTTATTTCAATACAAATATTGAGCATAATAAGAAGTGGTCATATAGTATGGAAAAGACTGCTGAGAAGAAAAGTTATGCTAGTGATACTCGCAAGTATCGTGATGCTGTATTAGCAGACGGGATACATAAATTGTTTACTGATAGTCCAGTAACTGATTCATTAGTAATGAAAGATATGTGCTATCGTGGAGTGGGTTTTTTAGGACAGCACGGTAAAGAAACCAAGACAAGTTGGGATACATTGAGTTATACATTAATTCAAAGTCACAATGTTTGGATGCATATGAATGCAGTACAAGAGGCTAATCGTCAGTATGAACAAGGGGTAGTTCCAAAGATGTTAGTACATAAGTTTGAAGGTGATAGATTTTTCACTACCTTAGTTGATGAAATCTTTAGTAAGAAAACTAAACAAGAATCATTAGAGTTGATTGATTATCACAGTGGTTATTGGGAACAATTAAAATCAGGTAGTCAGGGTATTAGCGGCAAGAAAACTGTTAATCCTATGAGTATGTTTGAAGAATTGTTTAGTGTAGATACAGAACCAATTGAGGAAATAGAAGACAGTGATGATGTGATAATTAAGGTGTTAGCCGAATGAAATTAGTTTGCTTTGCTAATCAAACAGGTGGTGGATTGATTTGTAATTTGTTAAACAAAGTAGAATTGAGTCGTTATAACAAATATCATATCCTATCATCTCGTCACGGCATATTTAAAATAGGAGATACCGGTGGAGTACACCGAATTTTTGATGAAGAGGCTTGGTTAATACAATTAGATATCTTAAATGAAATGTTTAGTAACAACCTAATAGCATCAAGTGATATGTATTTTGGAACCCATTGTCATCCGTCATGCATCCCTGAAAAATACTTAAATATGTTTGATGAAATCATAGCAATCACTACAGAAACAACTAATAGTAAATTACTAAGATTTGTACGCATATATAATGGTATAATAAAAATTTTAGGTGGTAGTTGGGACGGTCCGCCTGATGGCTACATCATACAAGATGATTCTTTTTATTTTACCAAAAAAGTTGATGAAATAAAATTGTGGTGTTATAGGGCATTAGATGAATTTGAATCAAATAGTAATTGCACAAATATAGAATTTGAAGATATTATTAATGGTAAATTTGTTAATGACAATCAATTAAATACTAACATATTTAAAATTTGGAAAGAAAAAAATAGTTTTATGTATGATCCGATTCCTCCTTTTCTATTAAATATGTTTTCTAAAACCGCAAAGGAGATAGCTATGTATAAAGAGTTTGAAGCTAAAAAATCGTCAGGAGTACAGGATGTATAGAGAACGAATTGCAAGATTAGAACAACAACTCAAGGACCTTGATGAGAAAATCTTATTAGCGGAATCAGACACAAAGTTTGATAAAGATACCCTTAAAGATATGAAAATAGATAGAATTGAGTTATACTCTGTGTTAAGAAGATATGCACATCTTCAATGGGAAGAAGATCACGAACGTGTTAACTTTGAGGATGATAGATAATGAACCAGCAAGAACAAGCAACAATTGAAAAACGTCAACGGATTAAAGATAAAGCAATTCGTACAATCTTTGTGCGATTTCAAAAAGAAGGTATTCATAAGTACCCGGCAGCAGCAACAGACCCAGCACTTGCTACAGGTGATGAGTATGATGTTAGCTTTTTAGCAACTTTGCATCGTCATATTTTTCATTTTGAAGTGACGATTGAAGTATTTCACAACGACCGTGATATTGAGTTTATCCAATTCAAACGATGGTTAGAGAATCAATATTCTCAAAACATTCTTGCATTGGATTACAAGAGTTGTGAAATGATTAGTGATGACCTTTATGAAGTCATTGCAACTCGGTATCCAGATCGTAATATCATTATTAGTGTCTCTGAAGACAATGAGAATGGTGCTGCGATTGTTTATAATAAAACTCAACCTTATCAACAACTCGCTATTTAAAGGAAAAATATAATGGCAAAACAAACTTTTCAATCAAACCCACGTGTAACTCAAATCTTTGAGGATCTAGAGAAATATCTAGAATTTTGTGTGGATTTTGGTTATAAGTACAACGAAACAGAACTCTACGATCAACGTAGTTATGTGTATCGTCAATATACAAAATTCGCAACTGGTAAAGTTGCGAAGGATCAGTGGCAGGAAAACGCTCGTCCATAATGCGTAAACTATATTATATGGGGCTTGAACCCTACAAAGCAAGATACACTCTGCAATTACAAGACTGGAATACTAGTGTCTTTGATCGTAGAGGCATCAACTATGTTGTAGTACCCGGCGAAACACTCAGCAATGACCAAGCTATCGTAACAGGTCAAGTATTGGATGCACATGGTCGTACATATTTTGGTATGTCACAACTGATGAATTTAATCAAAATGATGAAGGCTGGAGAATTAACTAGTGAAGATGTTATTTACTTTGAAGATATGTTTCAGCCTGGAATCGAAAGCCTCCCGTATATTCTTAAGCAAATCGATCCTGGTCACAGGCCTAGGATTTATGTTCGCTGTCTTGCTCAGTCCATTGATCCTGATGACTTTGTTCATGTATGGGGTATGCAGGATTTCATGGGACATTATGAAAAAATGGTTGACTCATTCGTGGATGGTGTACTTGCTACTAATGAAGAAATGGTAATGCACATGAAGATTGCAGGTTGGAAGGCTCCGATCTACAATATCAGTGGATTAGCATTCGGCAAGGCAGAAGTACAAAGTCGTGTTACTCATATTAAACCATTTGCTGATCGTAAATATCGTGTAGTATTCTCTG